GAGTTGTATTGATCCTCAGCATTCTTCTTCATTGCCTTGATAGCTTCAAGTGTTTCCTGCAACTCCTGTTTACGCTTAGGAACATCGTTCTCTTCTTTCAGACAATACTCTTCACGAATCATTGCAATTTCGTGAGCATCATACTGACGAGTTGCCAATTCTCCTTCTGGGAACAAACAATTGAATTTTTCACGAAATACTTTCAATAATTCTTTTGAAGACTTGGCGCCTTTGCAAAGCACCATAACATCCTTAAATTCTTCTTTTGCTTTGTCGTCCAACACAAAGTCAATCTTTGCTGGGCGATACTCTTTTAAATCTGCGAGCATAATCTAATTTTGATTTATAAAAATTCTTTATTATTTTCTATTTGCTGCTGTGCATAAAACAGCATTTCGGACTCGTGGGGGTTTGGTAAATATAAGCCGCATTCTGACGCACTCCAATTACGGAATCTTTCGATTGCAGTTGTCATTTCTCCTTTGTCCAATTCTGTCGTGCTTCTTAAATAGGTTACTTGCTGTCCTCGCTTGTTAGTTCTCGTTCTCTCGAATATATCCTTATTGCATTTCTTCTTAAAGAAGTCATACTTGACTTGCTCTATTGGTAAGCCAAATTCTGAACCGAAGAAACCTAATAACACGTGGCAATATGAATTCTGCGCCAACGAACGAGTAGTTAACTTATTCTTCAATTCAACATAGGCTTTCTTTCGTTCCATGTCATTACATTTCTCCTTAAACTTTTGCAAGTCATATTCGTTCGAGAGATTATACAGAGCCATTTTTAACCAACTTATAATTTGCGAAGTGAACTGGCCTGCCAGTGATACGACTGACAGACTTTATAGTTTCTGTAATGATGTTATACCCATCATTACGCAAGTCAGAGATACGAGCACCAAGACGATAACATCCATACTCTCGTAAAGCAGTAAGAGGCTCTATACTACCAAACTTTTTCAAGTGGTCGAGTATAACTTTCTTTTGAGATAACTTTTCTTCCATGTCTTAGAAAGGTAAATCATCTTCATTCTGCGAAGCTACATTGCCTTGCTGACTTTGACTCTGCTCATTTGTGCTATTTTGCACTCCTTGCGAAGTAGCAGGCTGGCTATTACTTGGTTGCTGATAGTTTCCGTTTTGTCGTTGGTAAGGAGCAATATCATATCCTACAACTGACGTGAAGTAATCTTTCTTGCCATCTTTCTCGAAAGGTCTACCATTCAAAGCAAAGGAAATTGTAACCATATCACCAGCTTTGAAACTGTCTAACTTTGGAACATTTCGCATTACAAAGTCAAAGGCTGGATAGTTCTCAAACTTTTGCCCTGTCATAGGGTCATAGTGTGATGCATCAAGTACAATTCTCCTCTTTGTAAAAACGCCATTATTCTTTGTAGGAACATCAACAGCGTTCTCTATCAAAAGAATTTTTCCGCTTATTTGATTTGCCATATTATTCTTCGTTGAAAATCTTTTTATTTGTTATCAAACTCCTATTATCTTCAAGGAACTCACAAAATCGCTCGCAAATTTCTTTAAGAAGGACCTTACTTTGTTCGTGGTCATACTGATAAACCTCAGGGTATTGCACTCCTGTAATGAGAGGTGTTCTACTGGTACCGCCTTTCAAGGCGTATGCAGTGAACTCAAAAGAGTTAATCTCAGTACACATTCCACTTTCAATGAGCGTATAGGGATATGCGTGCCTTTGCCAATACTTAGCGTACTTTCCGAATTCATATCGAGAAGTGGTCTTTAAGTCATAGACCTTATTCTCACGCAACTCATCTATATATCCGTATAGCTCAACTTTGCCAAACTTGGTATCAAGAGTAGCTGACGTGAATACTTGGCTTAAAGAGCCTTTGAAATACTCTGCAACAGACTTACAGAATGGTATGTCAAACAGAAACTCGAAATAATCACATGCAGCATATATGAATGGCGATATGGCTTTCTTACATAGAGCTTCACAGTGAGGTAAATCATGCTCTGGGATTATTGAAATTATCCCATCCAACTTATCAGCAATGCGGATATGGTTCCTATTCCGTGCATTAAACAAATCTGTCCCACTTGTTATAGTTTTGATAATAACGTTGTCATTCTCACTTCTCCTGTTATGGATAAGACAATCAATGACTTCGTTAAAAGCTGTACCCTTGCTTGCAGCTTCCGACGGTTCATGTGGCACTCGGTTAATAGCATCTAATAACTCTTGCTTTAGAAGAGCGTCCACTTCTTCTTGTGAGAAGTGGAGCGTATCTTCTGTTTCAGAGTAATTCTTATGCCATTTACCTTCTTCATCTTGATAGAAGTAATCCTCTGCTTGAGTGTCCAAATATGTTTGAAATCGGTCAAGCAGAGTAGCATAAAATCTGTATTTAAGCATACATCTTACTCTTTTTGTCAAACTTCAAACCCAGTTTTTCGCACTTTGCTTTGACGAGCAAACCAATCTTAAGTTTGCTATCCCAAATCTGCTTTGTTTCTGCAAAGGACTTGCAGAAATCATTGGCAGTGCTCGCATCAACAATGGCTTCAACTTCTTCCTTAGCAGACTCAATCAGTTCGTCATATTCCTTACGAATTTCTCTCTCGTTCTTTAAGTAGCCGTGGTAGCTATCAAAGATATTAGTAAGGAAACTGTTCTCTCCTGTAACAGATCCCTGTTCGTTAATGATTGTAGGAATTTCCATTGCATTCGGGAGATTGCAAGTATTCTTGGTGTATGCTTTTTCGCTCACACCCCAATATACATATCTCTTCTCTCCGTAGGCTTGCATATATCCTACCAAGTCCAATTCCTTGATAAGGTCACCAACAGAGCTGCCACCCATTTCTGGACGAACAATCTTTTGTTCTCCATCTTTGTCCTCTCGTTCGTGGGCGATAAAAACAAGGTTCTTACCCATCATGCTCACCTGCTTCAAGAAGTTGATAAACATATTCTTTCTTGCTCCAAATCCTTGAAGTGAAAGACTGCCATCACGCTTTGCCATCTTTGGCTCATTCTTAATGATGTAAGCTGACATAAAATTGAGAGCCTTGCCTGCTGTATCAATAACGATTGTCTTATACTCAGACAAGTCCTCATTGAGAGCAGCGATAACATCGTCCCATTTTTCAACTTGCAGTGTTGGGACTTGGAAAGCTCCATTTACACGTTGTACGCCGCCATCAAAATCCAACAAAACTGGACTTGGTGCTGATAAACCTAATGTAGATTTTCCCATACCAGGTGCTCCATAGATAAGCACCTTAATTGTGGAGTTAATAGCCAACTCCGAAGGCTTCTTAAATAAACTCATTGCTCTTAGTGTGTTTAATTAAACAAATTATTATTATTCGCATACTGAATAAATTCAGACTTTTCATGTATTCCCAATTTCAAGTAAACCGACTTGATATGGTTCTTAACCGTGTAAGGCGATATGTAAAGTTGCTCTGCAATTTCTTCCTTGCTAATGCCTTTGTAAACAAGTTTCATTACTCGCAACTCTTGTTCAGATAATTTGGAATTGAACTTTGGGGAACAGATAACTCCCTCGTATTTGCATTCTCCTCTTAAAGGACAATCAACTTTTTCAAAGTGGTATCTTCCACTTGTATCAATATCAGATGATGTACAATCCAATTTCCCAAAATTACATTTGCAAAATCTTCTAACCATCAAATACTGATAATAAGGGACATTTGCGCTACTTCTTGAATATTCCTTAGAAAGAGCCTTATAAGCAGCAGGATAACACTCTATGATTTGTCCTAATACAGAACCTATAAGTCCAGTATTAGACTCGTTTACAATTTGATTTTTACCATCTTCGGATTTACACCAAAGTTCTCCGTCAAATATATAGAATTCTACTTCGCCCATAACTCTTCTGCTGGTATTCCTGTAAGCTCTACAAGTACACTAATGTGTTTGTCGTTAGCTGGTTTCATTCCATAGAATATCCAATTTCTAACAGTAGTGGCAGAAACACCAGTCTTTGCAACAATCGAATTTACAAAATTTGTTTTAGGGCATTCTGCATCAGGTAACCCTTCATAGTAGCCCCGTAGGGTCATTTTTTCTTTGTTTTTCCTCATACTATTGTTTATTTCAAATACTTTTTATATTTTTGCATTGTTGTTATTTATATTGTAATGCAAAGGTAATAAATATATTTAGATTAATCTAAGGTTAGTCTAAATATATATACCAACTTAACATTAATTAAGAAATGAACGAAGTACAGGATAGGTTAAACAAATTTATTGCATACGTTGGATTAAGCGTATCGCAATTTGAACAGACTACAGGCTTGGGAAATGGCTTTGTATCTAACACAAATGCAAGAATGCGCAATAGTTCAAAAAAGCTCATCTTGGCAAGATTTCCAGAACTTGATATTGATTGGCTTATGAGGGGAAAGGGAGAAATGATTAAGCCTAATACAAACATTATAAATTCATCTGGTAACAATTCGGCAAATGCTATAAATGGGAACGCTACAATAATATCAACTTCACAAAAAAGGTACAAAGAACAGATTTCAAAAGAGAACGATGGAATAGTATCTGAAACAAATGAAATCTTAAATAATATACATATAGGTGATTTGTTCAAAGAAGCAACTTCTGCTATTATAAACAACGATGATAGTATGAGAGAGTATCCTATCGGAGCAATAATTATTCTGAAGAGATTAACAGATGATAACAACATCATCTGGGGAAACAATTACTATATAGAAACGTGTGACTATAAAATAATAAGGCGTGTACAAAAAAACAATGACAAGCAGATAACAGCTTATAGTTCTAACGAAAAAACAAATCAGGATGGCACATTAATACACTCTCCTATAATAATTCCTAAAAAATCAATTATTAGCATAAGCTCAGTGCTTGGATATATAAAAAAAGAAGAAAACAATAACATAGTTTTATGAAACAGATAAAATCATCAGGTAAGCAATCAGCTAATTCAGTAAATGGTAGTAGCACACAAATAACAGGGCATAGCACTACTGTAAACAATTATTCTATGAATGAAAACCTTGAAGATTTTTATAAATCAAGTCATATAAAAGCAATAGATATAATAAAAAGTCAAAGGTTAGTAATTAGTAAGTTACAACATCAAATTGATAGAATGCAGGACCAAATTGACTCTACGCAAGAGATAAAAAAACAAACTTGTAGTATTATTAATGAAACTTTTGGGGGAAAAATGATATGCGGCTAAATTCACCTGAAGCAACAGAGATAAACAAAAGATTCTTCTTAGTAATAGATTACCTTGTAAAGAAAAAAATAATACGAGGGCTTAATACATTTACAAAGATGCATAATATAAATTACTGGAATCTTTGTACTGTAAAAAATGAGCCAGAACGTAGAGTTCTAAAGGTTGAATATATAGCATACCTTGCGAAAGACTTCAACATATCGCTAGAATATATACTATTTGGCGATACCCCTATGCGAAAAGAATAAGATAAAAACCTACATAACATACTTGTTCTATTCAAAGCAGAAATAATATAGCTATTCTCCAGTGAGAATGAGTTTCGAGACCCGGACACCCACGATGTGTTTCGGGTCTTGCGTTTTTAAGGTATTGGCTCATATATAAAACGCAAAAAGCCCCACTATCCATCACGGACGGTGGGGCTTACTACATATAATTATGAGTTGAAAAGAGTTTTTATATATCTGTCCAAATATTGGACTAAAATTGGACTATTTTAGTTCTGTTTAGTCAAATTGAGTTCTTTTGCGAGTTTGTTAAGTTTCGATAGGCTGATGCCTAACGTTTTGACAAG